GATGTTACCGTCTCTAAGCTCCATCTCTTCCAAGTGTTCTGTTTCATTTAATGCCTGATAAAAGTGTTCTTTCATTAAGTAGATATGTTCTTCACCCCTAAGTCCTAAAGACTCACGGAAATGTAGAACAGAAATAAACGCAAAGTATGGTGCTCTAGCAATCACTTCTAGAACCCAAAATCTTTGAAAGTCTCTACCTCTGTAGAGAAAGTCTAGGATGTAGATAGTCACATCCAAGACCCATGTATTAAATTTTTTCATACCCAAGCGTAATTAACTGATGTAAATATTGCTATGCAAACGACTCCAAAAAGGATCGTTGTTGATTTAATTGGTAAATTTTTCATTCTACCTCCCTTATCATATGCAAAGAAAAAGGATGTTCCTGTAGATAAGGAACATCCTCTCTTGCAAATTTTACTGCTTCAAATGCGTCTTCCGCATATTCGCACATTTCGTGAATTTTGTTTTGTTGGTCGTAATAACCTAGTGTGTAATGGGACATGATAGTTTCAACTCCAGTACGCTATTATTTATTATAGCGTATAGGTATAATTACGCATCAATGTGTCGGTTTACACACTAACAATTTTTGTTTAAATCCTCTGCCATCTGACCACCAATCTCTGCACCTTGATTACCAGAGAACATCGTTACCCAACCAGCAGCAACCCAACCAACAAAGGGAATATTAGCGAGAGTAGGAGCAGCAGCAGCACCAACGCTGGAACCCACGAGTCTTCCTGTTCCTTCTGCACCTCCGATTGCTTTGATACATGCTTCAGACTTTCCGTTTGTTGCGATTTCTGTTGTGGTTGATTTATTGTGTACTGCACCGTCCATCGTGTACTGTTCAACTGTTTTAACTTTGTTGTTACCCAATCCAAGAAAGCCACCCTTCGTATTACTATCCCTTTCCACACGCATTACTTTTGGATCGTTTGCTTTATAACTTATTCGATATCCATCGTGTCCGACCTCTGCTTCATATGAAGTATAAGGACCAACTGGTAAATTAATACTTGGTAATTTACTTTGACGATTTGATAAAGAACCTATCATACCAATGTGAGATAATCCAATGAGTCCACCTAATCCCAAAGCGAACCATCTACCCCATTTCACTTCTTTCTTTTCCATTATCCTTTCTTAGGTGGTACTGAAGGTGCAAGAACCATTGGTGCTTGCTCAATTCTTATTGTTTGTGCTGGTGCTGCTTGAGTTGCTTTCTCTATTAGCATCTCCATATCCTTCTTGGATACGTTTGCACTTCCCCCAGATGGTGCACTTGATTTTCCACTTTTCTTACCTGCCTCAACACCAAAAGTAGCTAAAACTCCTGTAAAGACCGAAGCTATAAAAGTTGGATCAATCTTATCTTGTTTTGCGAAACCTGGAAATGTTACATAATTGAGTGTTAATATTCCACCTGCCCATACTAAAATCCCAAGTCTTACAAAAGTACTTAGAATCGCCATCTGTTCTTCTTTATCATCCACTGCCTCTTTTAATTTACCTAGAGGACCTTTAGGTTTTACTTCTTCTTTCTTTAGTTCAGCCATACCGTTGAATACTAGGCAGCTCTATTTAGTAATCAACACATTTAACGTGAAATTATGGGATCGCCATCATCATCTTCATCCTCTTCTTCGGGTGTGAACACCATCAACTCCTCCCCAAACTTCACTCCCTCCATTTCTGGGTGTGGTGCTGGCATCCGATATGCTCTCATCGCATCATCATAAGATTTGACTGGTTTCTTATCAAAAGTGTTCAATGTTGACCTCATCATCATAAAAAAGTATACACAAGTCATACCAAAGACTGCTGCAAACCCCATGAGGTATATAAAAACTGTTATATCATTCATCTAAATTAGTCCTAATGAACCTGCTGTTATTCCTATACAGATAAAAAATCCAAATTCTACCAGTTCTCTACTCCCAGATGGAATTGAATTCATACCCTTATTTAAATTTATCCAAATGCGATTCATTTATGACTGATTGTTAAGTTATATTATTTAGTATCTCTAACAGATGGGAAATATGTTAACTGTAAAGAGTTTGCCTCATCAAGTTTTCCCTCATCTCTGAGTCTTTTGATTTGTTCATCAATGGTTTTTAAAAATTCCTTTGAATGAGCATTAGTCATCTGGTTTTGCCTTAAATTGAACAGATAAGATGTCTTCATACTTATAAGTTGGTTCAAACCACTCTAGGTATTCTATAGCAATTGCATAACCATCAATCACATCTTTATTATCAGAACTCTCGCATAGAGTATGTATACGTTTTAATGCCCAGTCACGATTTAAATGAAGAGTTTTCTCCAAAGTTTCCATAATCTTTCCTCATGTAGCGACCTAGAATGTTACTATTATAGTACAGTGGTGATCCATCGTCAAGTGATTCAGATAGAACATTGTTCAAAAATAATTGTCTAGTCTCTTCGTAATTACAATTACCTTTTGTGGTATGTAAACTCAATATTTCTCTTCTAAAGATCTCCTTTCCGTATAATTTGAGATCATCTTTTAATTCTGGGCAAGATCCGTAATACTTTTTCCAATCGGATTCTTGTTTTTGTTTTCTTTTTTTACCTTTGGGTGTTCTAAATGCCCAAAAGTATTTGCGACCAATGTATTGACGATTGATTATGGTATTTGTAATACAATAGACAAATCCATAATAGTCCTTGATATCTCCACTGGTGAATATGTCACCATCAAAAGTCCAAGGATTATCATATACCTCATTATTTATATCATTCATAATATAGAATTAGGTATTTTATCTATACTTTAGGTAATTTTACTCCTGGTGCTAACTTATAAAGATCTTCTCCTGTTATTTTATTTTTCATTCCTTTTTGATAATTTTTAAATGCTTCTGTGCTTGCATTTACATCAGCTTGATTAATTATGTATGGACTTCCCCCCTTCATTTCCACTATTCCCTGAATAGTATCTGCATCCATCTGAGTCATAACATAATGTGCCTCTTCTACAGTCTCTGCATGACCTTCAGATAAAACATAGTCTAATACAAGATCATATGGTTCATAATGAGATTTAATTATTGGTTTACCCAATTTAATCTGCTTCAGATTATATTTTTTAGTTGTCTGTGAATTTGGATACTGTTTCATGAAATCCATTTTTGTGATATCACCTTTCTTCATCGCTTGGAAATCAGCGTTTTTATTTCTCAAGTTTGAAATTCTATCAGTTCCAAGTTTAATTTCATTCTTTGCAATCATCTTATCTCTAGCACTACCTGGTTTTACTGGTTTAATTGTTGAACCAAGTTTTGTAGTGTCTGGTAGTTTTGTGGATAGTAATGGTTTTACTTTCTTCTTCACTTCATTATCTTTCTTAGTTTGTTTTTCTATTTCTTTAACATCTTTACCCATCACACTTGTTGTTGGTTTCTTCAACTCTCCTGAAATCTCTCCCTTTTCATTCTTCTTAATATTTGTTACATCAGGAACCATGCTTGAGTCGCTTTTACTCGTTGTTAACTCACCACTCTTTATTTTTTTATACTCGTCACTAGCTGGATAAATTTTCTTTGTTCCACCATTTGGAAGATTAATGATGATTGGTTTCTCTTCCTTTTTTACTTTTGGATTCATTTTAGATTTAACAGGTTTTACTTCATTCTTTACTTCAGGTTTTACTTCATTCTTTACTTCAGGTTTTACTTCATTCTTTACTTCAGGGTCTAGTTCTGTTTTAAATTCTGAAGCCTTCACATCCTTTTGTTGAATTTTAAATGGAGTGTCTTTAGCACTTGGATCCATTTTAGGATTAACTTTCTTACTACCAACAACCTCGCCTTTATCATTTACAATTTGTTTGTTTATCATTCCAAAATCAGGATTCAATTTTTTATTCGATCCTTCCTCTGGTGGAATATTAGACATCTTCTTCTCATCAGGTTTTATATTTACGTTTTCCTTTTTCTTTTTATAATCAGGACCTTTCATAAATTTATCGAACGCTCTCTGAAAAATATTTTTTTTCTCCTCTTCAGTTAATGAATTTATATACTCATCTAAATTTTCCTCTTTATTAGATTCTTCAACCTTGTAAATACTTTGATATAAATCTTTTATATCCTTAACTTGTTTTCCTGACAGCGATTCCATGTCTTCATTTTTTTTATATCAAAGGTATTTATATTATCAACTACCCACTGGTTTCATCGCCCTATTTCTAAAATTTTTAAATGACTTGGCGATCTGTTTGCGACCTTTACTTGTAGTAAGAGTATCAAATAACTTTTCACCTGCTGCTTGTCCAGCTACATATCCACCAACACCTCCAACATATGTACCTGCACCAGGTGCTACCGCAGTTCCACCAGCTGCACCCAAGGCACCCCCAATAAGACCACCAGCAACTTTAGAAGCAGCCTTTCCAAGTGACCTTCTCTTAGTATCACCCTGTGCTTGTGATTGTTTATAGGTGTTTCTAAATGTGATTGCAGAGTCCACTGCACCAAGAACAGGACCACCTATTTTAAGTGCCTTGGCTAGTTTTGGTGATTTTGCTACTTTTGTCTTTATGCTTGATATTGATGAATCCCTCTTGAAATCTTTGAATGCTCTCTTTGATAATTTGTCGTCGATCTTAGTGCTGATTTGTTTATCTAAGTCTGCGGTATCTATATTTTTAAGACCCCTATTTAACCTATCCCTATCAAAAATTCTTTTTATCTCTCTTTTAGTTGAAAGATCCCTGATTGGAGGAGTCTTTTTAAAATCAGGAATTTGAGGACCTTTATTCTTAGTGATGTTTGTTACGTTCCCTACCCTACCACTAAAATTTGTTTTTTGTTTGGTAAAATTAGGTAAACTAGGGTTCGTTGTTGGTGTTTGATTTACATTTACCTTTGGTTTTTGATCTTTTAATTTATTTAAATAATCTTGTTGGATTTGTTTAATTTTATCAGATACTACAACGTTAGATGTATTACTTGTTGAACCCTGAAATTTTTTTACTACGTCTGAAAACTTATCAGGTTTAACAACATTTTTTGTTTGTGGTTTTAATACTTTTGTTTTGAGTGGTGTTCTTCTGTTTTTAACAAACTTTTTACTCTCTCCACCCATCTCTGGAGAACCAGATGGAGTTGTACCTTTTGCACCAGATGAAAATTTCTTCGGTTGTTTCTTAAACTGACCTTCATCCCCAGTTGGTGTTGTTCTTAATGTTTTACTATCAGGTTGATCAGTAAAAAATCTATTTTGAGTTGACGTTTTATTTTGTTTATTTAAACCAAGTTCTTTTTCTATTCTTGCCTGACCTGCCTTCCCACCATCATCTGGAACAGCATCTTTTCCAAGAAGTTTTTTAACAATATTCTTTGTACCTTCATCACCAATATTTTTAGATCTTCTCTCGGTAATGTATTTTGATTTAAATTGACTAAAGGTCGCCATCACTATCAGACACTTTTTTAGTATTTATATCATATGCTTCGTAAGCATCATAATCTCCAAATAACCAAGCGTCTACCTCAGCTGCTTCACGATATGCTCAT